AAGAGAACCCGGTGATCTGGACGGCGCATGAGTGGGATCTGGTCAGTGAGGCGTTCCGGGATCTCGATGAACTGATCAGCGGGTACGGGTGGCTGTCGCGGCAGGTGCGGTACGTCCACCGGGGGGAGCGGGATCAGGAGATCGGGCTCCGCAACGGTGGCCGGCTGCTGTTTAAGACGCGCACCCCGGGCGGTGGGAAGGGGCTGGCCGGGGCGAAGGTCGTGCTCGATGAGGGGTGGAAGATCCAGCCGTCGCACATGGGTGCGCTGCTGCCGACGCTGTCGAGCCGGTCGATCACGGGCGATCCGCAGGTGATCGGCGGGTCGAGCGCGGCGTACGCCGAATCTGAGGTGCTGCACCGGATCATCAAACGCGGCCGGGCGGCGGCGACCGATAAGGCGGCGGCGGCGGCTGAGCGGCGGTTCGCCTACTTGGAGTGGTGCGCGCCGGCACCGGCTGAGGCGTGCGACCTCGGTGACCGCTGCGATCACGGGCTGACGACGGCCGGGTGCGGGTGTGACAAGCCGGATCTGTGGCTGGCCGGTAATCCGGCGATGGGCCGGCGGATCAGCCAGGACTACATCGCGGATGAGCGGCGGGCGATGCCACCGCACGAATTCGGGCGCGAGCGGATGGGCTGGCACGACGCCCCGGAGGGTCAGGCCGAAGTGATCCCGCTGACCGACTGGGCAGCTGGGCTCGACCCAGCGAGCGAGCCGGTGGGTCCGGTGGCGATCTCGGTGGTGTGCAGCGCGGGGATGGACCGGGCGGCGATCGGTTTGGCTGGCCGCCGGTCGGATGGCTGCTGGCATGTTGAGGTCGCGGATTACCGGGCGGGCACGGGCTGGGTGGTGGACCGGGTCGCGTCGATCGTCGATCGCCATGAGGTGTGCGCGGTGGTGGTGGATCCGAAGGGGCATGAGGCGGCGGTCATCAAGGGGCTTGAGGATGCGCGGATCGAGGTGACCAAACCGGCGTACGCGGATGTGGCGGCGGCGTTCAGCATGTTCTTTGAGGCGGTCACCGACGCGCATTCGGTGCGGCACCGCGGGCAGGATGAACTGACGCTGGCGCTGGCCGGGGCGACGACGCGGCCGGTGGGCGACGCGGGGCAGGCGTGGGGGCGGCGCAAGAGCGGGGTGGATATTTCGCCGCTGGTCGGGGTGACCGAGGCGATGTGGGGGCATCTGCTCAAGATCGCCGCGTTTGAGACGGTGCCCGGGGCCTGGGCGGTTTGACGGTGGGCTCCGTTACGATGCCCCGCGATGTCCCGCCCCCGGTTTGAGACTGCGGTTGACCGCGCCCGCGAGCATGAGGCCGCCGCCGCACTGTCGGTCGCGTGGCGCTGTAGCCTACTCGCCTCGCCGCCGCTGGCCGGGTTCGACTACCGGGCTCGGCGTGGTGGCCTGACCGTCGCGGTGGTTGAGATCAAGGCACGGCTTAACCGTGCCCCCGGCGATTTCGGCGGTGTGCTGTTCCTCAACGCTGATAAGCAGGCGGCGCTGATCGCCGCAGCTGCCGACTACGGCGCGCGGGCGGCGGTGTTCTGCTGGCACTTCCCGCAGGTGATCCACTACATCGACGTGCTCGGCCCCGACTGGCGGGCTTGGCCGGTCGAGCGGCGCGGCCGGGCTGATCGCGACGGGCGGGACGTGTGCCCGGCCTACCGGGTGCCGCTGGCTGCTACTCGCCGCGTTCCCACCGTTCGGGGATCTCCTGCGCTTGGAAGCTGAGGCTGCGCCGGAACGCGTCGGGCAGCGGGTGCTTGCCGGGGAAGTCCACGACCCAGGTAGCGCCTCGGCCGTCGTCGTCGGGAGTGACCGACACGATGGTGCACCTGCCGACCTCGGCGCCGTTGAGCTTGAGCGGCACCGTGGTGTTGATGACCTTGACGAACGCGTCGGGCGCGTAGCGCTCGTTTTCGCCGGCGGGCTGCCAGAACTCGACTCGGGTCATGGGCTCAGGGTAGGGGCGGCTGCGCCTTGCTGCCCGGCCGTGGCACTTGGGGAACGCAACCGCCCGGAGGCAATCATGCCAGCTGACCGCGCCTGGTCTTACGTCGTGCTGCGCTGGGTGCTCGCGGTCGCGGCGCTGCTGTTCGCCGGGGTTTGGTTCTTGTCGACGGTGGTGTCCGGGTTCGACTCGCCGGACTGGGTGCCGCCGGCTGGGCTGCTCTGCTTGGCGGTCGCGGTGCTGCTGCCCTGACCGGGGCCGAGGTGTAGGACGGCGGTCTGTTGATCTATCTCGCGTGGGGTGCTCTGGTCATCGCTCTGATCGCGCTCGGGGTCGCGTTGGCCTCGACTGTCCGCGGCGGCAGCGGCCGCCATCGCGGACGCTAGGAGCGCTTGGCGGGCTTGATCGCGGCGGGCGTAGACGGTGATCGTGAAATCGGGCGAGTCACACGGCCCATCAGGGGCGATGTGGCGGATGTCGGGGCCGGGCAGGTGCCGGGCGAAGTAGACCAGGGCGCCGTGAGCTAGGCACCGTACGTCGTTCACGCGGGCAGTTTCCCGCGGCACGGCCGGTTGGCCGCCAGCCAGAATTTCGCCCAGGTGGGCGGCGACGCCCCGACCTGCGGCGATGCCGGCGGGTTCGTTTCGCCCAGGCCGCGAATCACCAACAGGACGGCACCGACCGCGGAGAGAGGCTTACGGTGGCACGACTTAGGGGAAACCCGGCGCTGGCGAAGCTGTCCATGCGGCTGCTGCTCGTGCGGCAGGCGGTGCATCGCCGGCGGCACTTCGCGGTCAACGCGGCGCTGATCGCAACCGGCCTGCTCGGCGCGCTTGCAGGCGGCTGGGTGATCGGCTGGTGGTGCCTTGGGGTCGTCGCCATCGCGGAGTCAGCCGGGTTGCTGTACGTGGGGCTGACCCGCGATGACGGCGAGCAGCTGCCGGTGCGCGGTGCCCGCACGGTCGATCAGGTGCTTGATGACGAACGGCTGCGCCCGTGACCCAATACCGCGTGCCGGTCTCCGATGACCTGCTTGAGCAGACGCCGTGGCGGCAGGTCGTGGGGTTCCGGCTGATCGCGGTCAACGGCCCGTGGCACGGGCACAAGGGGATCTCGATCGTCACGTTTGAGGATGACAACGCCCCGGCTGAGCTTGAGGGTGCCTTGGTCGAGCCGGTGCTGCGGCACATGCCAGACGGGACGGTCACGGTGCTGTCCCGGACCCGGCTGAATGAGGCGGGGATCCCGTTCACGCAAACCGAGGGTGGTGACTGATGGCGACGATGCTGGACCGGCTGCTGCGCCGCGCCACCTACCCGGGCACGTACAGCGAGGCGGACTACTCCGGGGCTCAGTACGTCACCACCGGGGGGGCGACGACCGGGCCGGCGGGGAACCGGGAATCGAGCCCGCCGGGGATCGTGCGGGAAGCCCGCGCGGCGTACAAGGCCAACGGGATCGTGTTCGCCTGCCTCGCCGTGCAGCAGTGGTTGCTGTCCGAGGCGCGGTTCAAATTCCAGTCCAAGGTTGATGATCACCTGTTCGGGGATCAGTCGTTGGCGATCGTTGAGAACCCGTGGCCGAACGGCGACTCCGGTGATCTGCTCGCGCGGATGGGCCGTGACGGCGCGCTCGGTAACGCGTGGATCCGCAAGGTGGTCCCGGCGGCCGGCGGCGATGCCCAGCTGATCGACATGCGCCCGGAGGCCGTGACGATCATCAGCCAAGAACTGCCCGACGATCAGGGCCGGGTCTACCGGGTGCCCATCGGCTATGCCGAGGACATGGGCCCGGGGCGCGAGCCGCAGTTCTACTCGGTCGATGAGGTCGGCCACTACGCGCCGCTGCCCGACCCGGATGCGCGGTGGCGGGGCATGTCGTGGCTGACGCCGATCCTGCGCGAGGTCCACGCCGACCAAGCGCTGACCGGGTATAAGGCGTTCCACCTCGACAACGGCGCGCAGCCCGGCCTGACGGTCAAATACTCAATGAAGCTGAGCGAGCCCACGGTTGAGACGCTGCGCAAGCGGATCCGCGCCCGCTACGGTGGCCCGGAGAACGCCGGGAACGTGCTCATCCTCGATGAGGGCGCGGACGTGTCCGCGACCGGGTCGACGCTTGAGCAGCTGCAAGCCGACGCGGTGACCAAGGCCGGGGAGCGGCGGATCTGCGCCGCAGCTGGGCCGGGGATGCTGATCATCTGCGGGTTTGAGCAGGGCGACTATATGCACGCGGTGCGGCAGATGGCCGACCTTTGGGCTCGGCCGCACTGGCGGATGATCTGCTCGGCGCTCGAGCATCTGGTGCCGACCTCGGCCACCTCAGCCCCGGTGCGGCTCTGGTACGACGTGGACGGCGTCGCCGCGTTGCGCGAGGGCGAGCTTGAGCGGTCGCAGTCGTTCCTAGTCCGGATGCAAGGGCTGGCGTCGGCGGTGCAGGCGGGGTTCTCCCGCGAGTCCGCGATCCTCGCGGCCGACTCCGGGGATATCTCGCTGCTCAAGCCGGACCCGAACGCCCCGGCACCGGGTATGGCCGGCCGGGTCACCGAGACCGAGAAGTTCGGCGCACCGTCCGGTGGGCCGGGCCAGCCGCCGACCGGCGGGCCGGCTGGCGGGTTGCCGGGCCGGCCTCCGCAGGCCGGCCGGCCGCAGCAGTTGCCCGGTGTCGGTTCCCCGAACCTGCCGAATGCGCTGCCGGGCAAGGTGAACGGGTCCAAGGCGGTCCCGTCCGCGCGTGGTGCCGGGCGGTCTGATATCCCTTTCGCGGAGAACTGACCGAGGCACCGCAACACCTGATGCTCGGCTGGGATCCGGATGAGCAGGCGTGGCGGGCGGACTGGGATCCGGCGAAGCATCCGCGGGTCGCCCACGGCAAGCACGGCGGCCAGTTCGCTCATGTGCCGGGCTCGGGTGCGCCGGCGCCCAGCGGCGCGGCCGGGGGCAAACGGACCGTCGCGGAGATCTACGCCGACGTTGGCGCGTGGGCCGGGATCCTTGAGGCACAAGCCGACAACGCCCCTGATCTCGGTTACGGCAGCATCGGCAAGGACATCGCGGACGCGGCTGAGCATCTGCGGTGGGCTGAGCGGGTGATGGCCAAGGGCGACGATAGCTCGTTCGCGTTGGCGGCCAAGTACGTCGGTGAGGCCGGGATCTTGGCCGACCGCGGCGGGGTCGAGGGCGCAGGCGACCGGCTGCGCGACCTTGAGAGTGAGATCATCGAGGCGACGCCAGAGTCCCCGCTCGGCGGTGAGTTTAAGGCGGTGCAGGATGTCACCGCCAAGGGGTCAAAGATCGTCCCGGATCTGCTCGGCGGCGGGCGGTCGGCGTGGGACGGCAAGACCGGCGTTGACGACACGCTCAACAACCCAGCGGCGATCGCTGAGACCGACTGGTACGGGCAGATCAACTACACCACCGATGAGGCCAAGAGCCTCGATGCGGCGATGGCCGATAAGGGGCCGATTCACGACGCCGCAGCCTGGTCGGTGCCGCTGCATGAACTGATCCACGCGACGATCGGCGGGACTGAGGCTGAGCGGATCAAGGCGCACGATGAGGCGGTCAAGGGGCTGCGCGGTGGCCAAGACCTGACCGGTGACTACATGGCGCTGTCCAACATCCACGGGCTCGACCTTGACCGGTTCTACCAGACCGGCACGATGGGCCACGCGTTCACGCTCACGCAGATCAACAAGGGCCAGCCGGATCAGTACCAGCTGCGGCAGCCGCAGCTTGACTACCTGCTCAAGGGCGGCTGGCTGGAGGACGCCGGGGTTGGGCTTGAGAACACGCCCTCGGGCCTGCGGGCGCATCAGTACCGGCTGACCGCCAAGGGGCAAGCGGTATTCCCGTACAGGTTTGAGCGCGAGACCCCCGCCGATGGGCGCGACGACTACCAAGAGCCCGACGTGCAGGCGATCGAAGAGGGGTTCACGGAGCTAGGCACGATTCAGCACGCCCCGGAGTTTTTCGACCGGATGGGCATCGGGGACCGGCCGACTGACATCATCGCGGAACGCCC